CCCTATACAATCTTTTGGGTACTTTGGTGGACGCTGGACGTAGGTTTGCGTCTATGGCGGATATGAAGGTTGGTGAGATGAGCGGTGAAACGCCCGTTGGCACCACTATGGCGATTATGGAACGCGGCACAAAGGTTATGTCCGCGATACACAAGCGCCTGCACTATTCGCAGAAGATGGAATTTAAACTTCTATCGAAAATATTTGCTCAAGACGTAGCGCCATACCCTTATATGGTGTCACAGCAGTTTGGACCTGAGATAAAAGCGGAAGACTTTGACCAGCGTGTTGATGTTTTGCCCGTATCAGACCCGAACATCTTTTCTATGTCTCAGCGGATTGCGTTAGCGCAGAGCGAGTTGCAGCTAGTGCAGTCTAATCCAGAAATACACGGCGGTCCTATGGGGCTGTATCAAGCGTACCGCAAAATGTATGAGGCTTTGGGCGTTACGAACATTGATGCTATTCTACCGCCACCTCCACCGCCCCCACCGCCTGCTAATGCTGCTAAAGAGAACCAGAACGCGCTTATGGGCGTTCCGCTGCAAGCATTCCCAGAGCAAGACCATCAGGCCCACATAGAGGCTCACATGGCGGTCATGGCTACGCCAGCCATGCAACTTAACCCTGCGTCTATCGTGACCTTACAGGGCCACATACAGGAGCATATAGGGCTTATGGCTGAAAAGCAGGCACAGGCGCAGATCATGGAAAGAATACCGCCTGAAGTGCAGCAAAACCCAGAACAAATGCAAATGATGATGCAGCAAATCAAGCCGCAGATAGATCAGATTGCCGCTGTGCTGATTGCTGACATGGTTGAGAGCATGGCGCAGGCTGTAGAGCCACCACAACAGTCTGACCCGCTTGTAGATATACGCAATCAAGAATTGCAGCTAAAAGCCGCTGATATGGAACGTAAAGTCTCCGAGTTTGAAGCCAAGCAGCAAATGGAACGTGAAAAAGAAAGAAATAGCGTTCTGGTAGATCAGCAACGAATTGATGTTTCGGAAGCTGCGTTAGAAGACAAAACTAGAATCGCAGAAGAGCGCATTCAAACACAGCGCGACATTGCATCTATGAACGCTATGAAAAATGCCAGAGGATAAGGTCGTAGAATTTCCTCAAGTAAGCGATATAGACAGGCAGTTCTTGGATTTGGAACGTCAAAAGCTGCTGATTGAACAGCAGCGTAAGAAAATTGAAGAAAAGGAAAACCAATGAGTTCTTCAGTAAGATCAAAAATGGCAGAAGTTATTAAGGCTGCAAAACGTCAGCCTGAAACTGTAGTAGAGGTAAAAGATGAAGCCACGCCGCCCCCTGCAAGAGAACCCAAGCCCCAAGCCCCAGTTAAAAAGCAGGCCAAGAAAAAGACCACGGCATTTAAAAAGATTTAGTAAAATAGCAAGACCCCAGAAGTTTATGGGCGTTTTGTAGCTTTTTACGCAAAATACTTGTATATCCCGAACATTTGCATACTATGTGTGCAGGGGGACAAGTATGGAAGCTATACACCTAGCACAGTATCTATTTAAAGAAATACGGGAGCGTGATTCTAGGTTGAGAGACCGAATTGCGGACGGCTCGGTTTCGTCATGGGACGAATATCGGTATCTTGTAGGCGAAATACGCGGAATGACCTACTGCGAAGATTTAGTTAAAACCGCGATGAAAGGCATAGAGTTAGACGATGACTAAAAAGTTGTATGTTCCAGAACACGTTGCAAAAGCAGCGAAAAAAACAAAGCTATCAAAGCCTTTGGAAAACGCATTTAAAACGCAAGAGCCACAGGAAGAAAACAAAAACGTTGATGATCCTTCCAACATAGAAGTTTCGGTTCTTGAGCGTTTACCGCAACCTACTGGTTATAGGGTGCTGATTATTCCCTACTACCCTAGCGCAAAAACCAAGGGCGGCTTGTATATTCCAGACCAGACAAGAGAGCGTGAATCGTTTGCTACAGTATCCGCGTATGTAGTCAAGCTAGGCCCAGACGCCTATGGAGACGAACAAAAGTTCCCAAGTGGTTCCTATTGTCAGGAGAAAAACTGGGTTCTCATAGGAAGATATGCTGGCAATAGGTTCAAAGTGGATGGTCTTGAGGTCAGAATCATAAATGACGATAATATTATAGCCACAATCCTTGACCCAACAGATGTTTCGTATGTATAGAAAGTTAGGGAGCAAGGAATATGTCTATGTCTGAACAAAACATTGATAGCGAAGACCTAGAAGGCGCAACAGTAGAACTTGATGACGAACAAGTCTCAGGTGCTGAAGCGTATATTGGCAACGCCGTTGACGTAACTGATGAAGTTAATCAAACCCGAACAAAAGTTCGCAAAAAGTCAGAAGGCGACGATGAACTTGAGAATTACAGCGAAGGCGTACAGAAACGCATTAATCAGCTAACAGCCAAGCGTAAGGCTGCTTCTGAAGAAGCTGAAGCCGCAGTACAGTATGCGCAGCAAGTTCACCAAGAAAACCAGCAAATGAAAGCTCGTTTGCAGCAACTAGATCAGGGATACAGAGCCGAATACGAAGGCCGCGTAGTATCTCAGGAACAGCAAGCCAAACGCGCACTGACAGAAGCGCATGAAGCTGGCGACTATGAAAGAGTTGCAGAAGCTCAGTCGGCACTGTCACAAGTTGCTATTGAAAAAGAACGTATTCGTCTGCAAACGGCCAAGGCTCAAAGGGACGCACAGCAGCGAGAGCAGCAAGCTCAACAGCAGCAACAACAACAGCAGTACCAACAGCAACAGCCACAACGTCAGGCTGCTGATCCTAAGTTGGAAAAATGGCTTTCAAAAAACGATTGGTTTGAAAAAGACACCGTTATGAATGCCGCTGCTACAGCCATACACAAGCAAATCGTTAATGATGAAGGCTTTGATCCTTCTACAGACGAATATTACTCTGAAATAGACAGGCGTATCCGCAGGGAAATGCCTCACAAGTTTCAGGCCAAACAACAAAACGCCCAAGTTGTTACGCCTGCGTCTGGTAACGGACGGTCTTTAAAGTCTGGGCGGAAAAGATCGGTGGAATTAACGCCGGGGCAGGTCGCATTTGCCAATAAGATGCGGATACCTCTTGATGTTTATGCGAAAGAGGTTGTGAAACTAGAAAGTAGGAGTGAATAAAATGGGAACTAGGTCAGCGCGTGATACAGAATCACGGGAAAGCGCAGAGCGCATTCAACAGTGGCGTCCCGGTTCTGCTTTAGACGCTCCAGAGCCGCCTATCGGCTTTAAACATAGATGGATTCGTGAATCTGTCATGGAATACGACGATAAGACTAACGTTCATAAGAAACGGCAAGAGGGATGGGAACTTGTTCGCGCTGAAGAGTATCCCGACTATGTTGGCCCCGTCATTGACGAAGGAAGAAACGCAGGCACCATTGGTGTTGGTGGATTGGTTCTGGCCCGAATCCCTATAGAATTGGTAAATCAGCGGAATCAACATTTTGCACAGGTGGCTAGTAATCAAATGGAAGCTGTTGACCGCGATTGGATGCGGGAAAACAACGCTCTTATGCCAAAACTAGCGCCACAACGTAAATCTTCTGTCAGCTTCGGCTCACGGAATAAATCTGAAGGATAAGTAAGATGGCGAATCAAGACGCCCCTTTCGGCCTTCGTCCAATAAAAACGAGTTTGTCTTCACAAAGACAAAACCGTTATCGTATTGCCTCTGGCTACAACACGAACATTTTCCAAGGTGACTTAGTTACAGTCGCTACTAATGGAACAATTACCCGTGTTGCTCCCGGCGGTACTGCTTTATGTTTGGGCGTTTTCAATGGCTGTGAATATGTAGACGCAACTGGAAATGTAATTTTCTCAAACCATTGGCCTGCAAACGCAACTGGAACAAACATCTTTGCTAACATCATTGATGATCCAAGTGCAACCTTTGAAATTCAAGGTAACGCTGCATTTCCTGTGACGGATTTGTTTGGCAACTTTGATATTGTGGACAACAACCCAGTTGGAAGACTTACAAGCGGCATTTCTAGTATGGAAATCGCTGTGTCAACTGGTGCAACCACAGCAGGTTTGGCTTTAAAAGCCATCGACATTTCTCAAGACCCTGAGAATAGCGACACCGCAACGGCTAATACAAACGTAATAGTCAAAATTAACAACCACCTGTTCAGTGCTGGCACTGCGGGTCTGGCATAAGAAAGGAGATAAGTTATGGCTATTTCTCGTTCACAACTTGTCAAAGAGCTTGAGCCGGGCTTAAACGCTTTGTTCGGCATGGAGTACAACCGCTACGACAATGAGCATGCAGAAATTTTCGACACAGAATCGTCAGATCGTGCGTTCGAAGAAGAAGTTATGCTTTCAGGTTTTGGCAATGCTCCTACTAAAAGCGAAGGATCAGGGGTATCGTTTGATGATGCTAACGAAGCGTACACCGCCCGTTACACACATGAAACTGTAGCTCTTGCATTTGCTTTGACTGAAGAAGCGATTGAAGACAATCTTTATGATCGTCTTGGCGCACGGTACACCAAAGCACTTGCCCGTTCTATGGCGCATTCAAAGCAAGTTAAAGCCGCTGCGGTTCTTAACAACGCTTTCAACGCGGCATTTACAGGCGGTGATGGTGTTGAGCTTTGTTCAACTTTGCATCCACTGGCTCAAGGCGGTACATTCCGCAACGAACCAGCTACTGCGGCTGACCTCAACGAAACTTCTCTTGAAAATGCTCTTATCGACATTTCAGGCTTCGTTGATGAACGGAATATGATTATTGCCCTTCGTGGCACTAAGCTGATTATTCCACCACAGCTTCAGTTCATTGCAGATCGTCTGCTGGAATCGACCTTGCGTCCCGGCACTGCTGACAATGACATTAACGCGACAAAGAACATGGGTATGGTGCCAGAGGGTTATACAATTAACCACTTCCTCACCGATACTGATGCTTTCTTCCTGAAGACTGACGCGCCAAACGGCTTCAAGCACTTTGAGCGTTCTCCCATGCGTACAAACATGGAAGCAGACTTCGACACAGGTAACATGCGCTTTAAGGCGCGTGAGCGTTATTCATTTGGTTTCTCGGACCCACGTTGCGTATTCGGCTCACCCGGAGCGTAACCCGAACAAATGTTTGGTTTTGATTGGGGGCGGTTTAACTGCCCCCTTTCTTTTTTTTGTTTATTGTGTATTATTTGCTTATCCCTGACAGACGCACAATGTGTCTGACTTAACCCACGACAGGAGATAATCATGGGTATTACTACATTCTCTGGGCCTATCAAGGCTGGAACAATTAAAGAAACAACTGGAACTACTCTAGGTGTAAATGTTAAAAACACTGGTCAAGTCGTTATGGCTCAGACCACTGATTTTAGTACCGCAGGTGGCGCACAAGCAGCTACTGTTACCGACATCGTAATCCCAGCGGCATCACAAATTATTGACATCGTTATTGATCTTCCTGTTGCTGTTGCAAACGCAACTTGCGTACTGAGCATTGGCGACACTGTTGGCGGCAACGCTACTTTTATAAACCAATTTTCAATTACTGTCGCTTCTGGTGCAGGTCGTAAATATCCTACTACTGAAGCAGGTGGAGCATTGGCTTGGGCAGACGTTGGTACTGAAAAGCGTCTTACAGTAACCACTACTGGGGCTACTAATGCAGGAACAATTCGTTTCACTGTTCTGTACCAACAAGCTATTGACCTTTAAAATTTAGCGTAAGGAGTAAGTAATATGTCTTCAGACATTACAGCTACAACGGTAGAGGGCAGCATTGTATCTGGGGTATTTGATCCTGCCTCCACCACGTTTATCGCGGTGGCAGCAAGGCCAACTGGTGCGTTTACGTTAGCTAATACCTTCTTCTCTACGTCCAATTCCGACACGGCCCGTAGATTATCTGTCACCACTACGGGGACAGGTGATAATAACAAAACGGTAACTATCGTTGGACTAGATTTGAATGGCAAGACTATAACAGACATCATAACTTCTACGGGTTCTGCGGCAACTGTTGGTGGGGTTAGGTTCTTTAAAACAATTGTTTCTGCAACGTGTAGCGCCCAGTACGCCGCCAACGTTTCTGTGGGAATAACGGACTTAGCCACTAGTTCATTACTTACAGGAAGGACTAGGCTGAAGGCGTTTACCACTATTTCCAACGCGGCTTCCACAAGGATAGAGTTTATCAACGGGACAGCCCCCGCAGACGATGGTGCCGAGGCAGTGTTTGTCACAAGAACCAGCGGCGTTGCTAACGCAGCAGACGATGTTTATATCCCAGACGAAGGTGTTCTGTTTACAAATAATCTGATGCTTCAGTTCAATGTTTCTGGGGCGAAAATGGTTACTGCATTCCACGCATAGGAGTTTACTGTGGGTGATGATAAACCAATAAAACGGAATAAAAAAAATTACCGCCCCACTAAATCTGGGGCGGGAATGACTAAAGCGGGTGTTGCCGCACACAAACGTGCAAATCCCGGCTCTAAGTTAAAGACTGCTGTTACGGGAAAGGTAAAGCCCGGAAGCAAAGCTGCCAAGCGGCGCAAGTCATACTGCGCACGATCCGCTGGGCAGATGAAAAAATTTCCCAAGGCTGCAAAAGACCCTAATAGTCGTTTGCGTCAGGCTAGAAAAAGGTGGAAATGCTGATGGCATATTCTCGCAAATCCAAAGGTTCTTCTAAGAAATCTAAAGGAAGCAAGATTTGTCCTGCGGGAAAAGCGTGGGCAGAAAGAACGTTTGACACGTATCCATCTGCTTATGCAAACATGGCTGCATCTAAGTATTGCAAAGACCCAAACTATGCTAAAGGCGCAAAGGGCAAGAAAAAGGCTTCAGCATAATGGGTGCGCTGAAAGATTGGGTCAATCAGGATTGGGTTAGAATCGGTACTGACGGTTCTATCCAAGGAAAGTGCGGCACCTCTAAAAATAAGCAAAACCCTGATAGATGTTTGCCCCGTAATAAAGCTCAAAGTCTTAGTAAAAAAGAACGGTCAGAAACAGCTAAAAAGAAAAAAGCGGCTGGAAAGACAGGTCAAACTGTGGTTGCCAACACTAAAAAAGCCAAAGTTCGTAATTTAGAAAATGGGGGGGTAGTAGCAGAAACAAAAGCCAAACGACCATTTAACGGTAAGAAAATACCGGGAACTATGGTTGCAAATGGTTGTGGTGTTGTCATGTCTGGTGGCAA